TGGATCGGCTATTTCGCGACACACCTGATGGATTAATGACGATAGAGGAATGGGGGGAGAATGAGATTACCCTCCATTTAAGTGATGAAGGCGGAAATTGCATTAACTGCTCGACCGCGATCGGGTATGCTTTTGTCACAATGCGATTGATGATGTCCACCTTTGAACGGAAGAACAGCCGAGAACGCACATCTGCCGCCATGAAGCATAGGCAACGCAATGGTGAAGTCATGTCTGCCCGCGCTCCTTTTGGCTACCGCATAGAAGGTAACCGCCTGATNGAGGTGGATGAAGAACAGGCACTCATCACTATTATGCGGGAGCAGGAAGGTCTAACGCACTCTCAAATTGCTGCGGTGATGAATGAGCAAGGCCACCGGATGCGTAATGGAGGTCATTGGGTAGCACGCTATATCGAACGATGTCTGTCATAAAAACAGCCCCGCGCAGTGCGTAGCTGCCGAGGCATGACCACCAACTATAAGGGAGTTGTTGATATGAATAGAATACAGAGAATCAAAAGCCAAATCAAAGCTGGAACCTATGAAACCCCGCTCAAATTGAGCATGACCGCGACCGCAATGCTGGCCGCTGGAGTGGGATGCGACGGTTGGTTGGATATTAGGCCACCTACCAGAACTGACCTGTCTGTATCATCACCTGAACAGGATTACCGGCGAAACCTCCTACGGGGGATTATCGCGGTCGAGAGCAATGGTGATACTGCCGCGTACAATCAAAAGTCTGGTGCTACTGGAATTCTCCAAATTAGAGAGATTTGCCTCGACGATGTGAATCGAATCTGCGGTCTGATCGATGANCCCCGCCGATTCAAACTGTCTGACAGGTGGGACAAACGACAGTCGATCGCGATGTTTGACATATATACTGGCTATTGGGCTGATCATTATCAGCAAGTCACCGGACACGCCGCCGACAATTCGGTGAAAGCCCGAATTTGGTTCGGTGGCCCCAATGGGTGGAGATATTCCAGTACATTGGATTACAGTAAACGTGTGCTAGCCGCCATGTAATTCAGCCTGTTCCGCTTGGATTTTGTCCCACTTCTCGTCCAAGATCTCCTGATTGGTCTTGCGCGGGGAGTGGGGCAAATCACCTTTACCTGCTCCAAACCCTTTCTGCCTATCCAATTCCTTGTTCAACTCGATCCGTTGCTCCAGTTGGCATAACGTCAACGGTATTAACCCATCATGTTCCCCGCCATGCCGCTGCTCGATCGCAATTCTGGCCTGGATTTCCTCGACTGAATCGCTACCACCTTTGTAGTCTTTACGGTATGTATCTTTATTGGCGGTTTTTGGTGTAACGGCTTTACTATTCGCTACCATTTCGCTCATTATTATCCTCGCTTTCCTTGTCACGATACACCTGCAAATCGATTTCCAGCGACTCCTTGACTGCTTTCAACCGATCACACTCCGCTTTCAGCCGGTCACGTTCCCCTGCCCACCAGACCAGAGACTTAGTTTGCTCTTGGTTTACCGCTTCAAGGGTTAGGCATTGTTCACGGCACTGACCCAACCTCCGCTTGAGGTCGGCGATTTCTCGCATCGCATCTGCGTATAATTCCTGTTTACTCTGCATCGTCGGCCTCGCTTTCTAATAAACAGTTAGCGTAATGATCCACCTNACATTGCAGGTTACCATTCTCTTGCTGCAACCGCTCTACCTCCCGCACCAGCCTCGGCATTGCGGTTCGGGCGTGAAGATTAAACACTACTGGATAGAAACTCATCTCATCACACTTCGCCTTGCACTCCGCCAGAAACTCATCCATCGGTTGTTCATTTTTCTGCGTCATTGTTTTCCTCGCTTTCGTACACTCGCCGATAGTCGGTGTAGGCTTTGCACTCCCTACACTCACAATATCGCCCTCCCGGCCCGATTACCCTGCATGGGAAGTTCAATTTGTAACAATAAAGAATCTTCGCCATCTCCCCCGCCACCGTATCCCGTTCGGCGTAGGCAGTGCGGATGATGTCGGCCATTTTGGTTTCTAACCCATCTAACCATTCACGGTGCTGCTTAGTGTCCTGTAATCCTTCCATTTCAAGGATTGCCCGTTCGGAACTTTCGTACCATTCTTTCGCCGCTTGTATTGCCGGATCATTCGCCATCGTCGGCCCCCTTCCATTCCTCGCCACTGTTGTCGCCGTCTATTTTCTCTACATTCTTCGGTGGGCCATAGTTCCACCGTACATTGGACAATATCTGTTGCAGTTGCCGGTGCTTTACACACATAGCGTTATCCATTCTATCTATCATGCGGTCGAAAACTTCCGGCAACAGTCGTTCTAGTTCAGTCAAATCGTCTTCGTTAATTTGAAACTGTTTCATCGTCCACCTCCAATCGTTCAATTTCCGCTACCCAGACCCACGGGTTCGCCTCGTATTCCATGCCCGGCGTGTCGCCGTGGGTGGCGTTCCAATTAGATTGAAGAAAGCAAGTCGGCCTACCTCGGAATCCCTCCGTCGGAATATAGCATTCATGCCACCTAACACCTGTCTTTAAGGCTTCATCCTCCGTCACATCACCCACCCGGCAGCACCGCACCGACTTGGTGCGGCCATACACGGCGAGGGTGAACAATAGCTTTTTACGCTGCGATACCTTGCCGTTAGATTCAATTCGCACCACATCGCCCGGCTGGCCGAAAGGGGATACAGGATAAACGGCTTTTGAAGCACCCGGCACTCCTTCATAAATAGCGAACACAGCGTCAGATGTTTGTGGTTGGACTGTATTGAAACCTTCCGGCGGCTGCGGTTCCACCGGCAGCACCAGCACCGTCACACTACCGTCGAGGATGCCGCGAATGGTTGCCTCGTTTGAGAGGGTCAGAGTTTTAGTTGGCATAAATCACCTTCGCTAACCAGCATACGCCTAGAAATAATACAGAACACACCGCTCCCCACAGTGTGTAACAGAGTATGATTAAGAATCTTAGGTCACTCGCCATCGTCGCCCTCTAATCGTTCAACTTCTGCGACCCAGACCCACATCTCGTCTGGTTTCCCAACCCATTCGTCGTTTGAGTTAAGAAACTCCCATTCCGTTACCTCGCTCGCCTGACAGCACCGGACGGCCTTGGTGCGGCGGCGGCAACGGATCGTGGTTTCGCCATGCTTCCATTCAAGCTCCACCACATCGCCGGGCTGGCCGAAGGGTGAATGCCACTGGTGCTGCTTTTCACTCATAGCCATTTGGATTGGGACATAACCTACGCCTATTTCGTTGTCGATCTTAATTGCCGACCACCATCTATCGGTTTCGGGGATGTCACGCATGGCCTCAGTGCCACTCGGTGGCTGCGGCTCAACCGGCAGCACAATCACCGTCACTGAACCATCGATGATGCCGCGTATGGTTGCCTCGTCGGGAAGGGTTATGGTTTTAGTCATTGCATCACCTCGCTCTCATACCGCCTCACCGCCAGTAGAATGGTGGTGTGATGTTTGTTCATCAGTTGCCCGATCATAGGGTACGACCATTGCAGGGTTTCCCTGATCGTCCATGCGACTTTGGCCCGTGCCGCCGCTATTTCTTTGGGTTTCCGCTGGCCCACTATCTGCTCCCATGTGACGCCGGTCCCAGCCAGTGCCAAGTCGCCCAGTTCCCATGCTTTATCGATTTCGCTTGGTTCCAATTGTTTCATCTGGTTTCTCCTGTTGGTTTCACTCATCCTGTCGTCTCCATAATGTAGACTGCCAGCATCAGGGCATCGCCATGATCATGCCGTTTCAGCGCTGCGTCCGGATATCGTGCTTTTGTTTTGGCGAGTGCTTCGCTTTTGTCGGCGGGGATTTTCAGGGTCTTCTTCCATTTGGCTGGCCTGACTTCTTCGTAGGGGATGCCTAGTGCCGCCAGTATTCCGAGCCACATGCCATATCCTTGCCCTGTGCTGAACGAGGACGCTACACCCTGTTTCGGCATCGACTGTTGCTTTTCGATGGCACAGATGCAGACCTCGTCGCCCTTGATCTCCCTCAGTAGTTCGACACATTCGGCGATATCGTAGAGTTTCTTGTCGATCATGGGGATGTCGTAGATATCTTTCGATTCGTCGCTGGACCGTATCATCGCGAGCGCCCCGCGTTTCCCTGGATCGATGCCGATAAAGATCATTGGTACACACCTACCTTTCTGGTATCTATTTTGTCCCATTCATCTTGCCATGCTGCGGTCCACTCTCCGCTCCACTCCCACATCTTCCTCACTGCTGTCATTTCCGCTTCAATGTCTCGATCCCCTATCAACTCCCGATAGCCTCTCTCCGCGAACTCCTGTTGGGTTTCGATCAGTGCATCGCGTTCGGCGTCTGCTCGATCCTGGCCTCCCTCGTACTCTCTGACGGCGGCTCGCTCCTCGTACCACTCCTTAAAATCTTCTTGTGAGTTATTTCCGACATTTAAAAGTTTTGCATTTCCTAAAAAAACTGAATTCCGGTCACACATGGTCGCGCTTTGGTCATAGCGCTTTTTGGTATTCTCGACAACCAAATTCTCAGCTTTTTCTCTTTTTTCCGCATTTTTTACCCTTTTTTCCGCGATTTTTCCCTCATTCCCCCTCTTCTTTTCTCTCTTTTTGCTCCACTCGTCCCANGTGTGACCACCAATCTTCATTTTTAGCCTCCTATCGGGGTTGGTCACCCCGGTCACATACCCAAACCATTATACCCTTTCGTTTTTTTCCCTCTTTTTCCCTCTTTTCACCTCTTTTTATTATAAATTTCAAAAAAAAAAAACATCTAATAGTATCACTAGACCACCCTGACCAGTATGACCCAGACCCTTACTTTCCCCAAACACTCCACTAACATTTCCCTAATCTCCCTCTTTTAGCCCAAGTTTCTTCCGCCCATTATCGATGAGGTAAAGGCCATCGGCGGTAAGTCGAATGCCGGTGTAGGCGTTGGTGCGACCGCCATCGGCGGTGCGTGGGCGAATCTTATCGATCATCGGGTTGGCTGCTTTGAGGTTGCTGCCGAATTTCGAGGACGATGTGGACGGTCGCCCATTCTCCGCGCACCACCCGCAATAGGCTTGGTAGAGGGTGCTGCTCTCTACGGTCTGCCCATGCTCCAATTCGCAGCACTCGCTGATAAACGTCAGGGTGGGCGAACTCAACGCCGTAAAGTCGTTAAGTATCTGCGCCGATGCTTCCGGCACATTGAACTTCCCTGCTTGTTTCAGTTTCACCAGCCCGTGGATAGCCCAATTCAGGATTCCGGCGGTTTCTGGTTTGATACGTCCCTCCAGCGTCAGGTCTGGGGCGGCAGCGAAGCTCTTGGTGAACACCAGCGGCATCAGCCGAGCCGAGAGCGATCCAGAGGTGTCGCTGAAGTGCATCAGTTCATTCACCGTTACGACGAATCGCACCGGCAGTTTGACGTTGCGGAGTGGCGGNAGGAATTTGCGGTTGATGTTCTGGCTATCCTCTCCGGTGATCGATTTGATGCATTCGAGGATACGCATCGAGTCGGCGTTGCGTCCTAGGTGGGCGTCAGGGAGCATCGCTACGGTGGCTCCGATCAGCGGCCAGAGGCCGAAGTCGGTTCCCAGGCTGGATAACGTGGGTGAGGTGCAATTTTCATCGCCCATGACTCTACCGATGACTCTGACTGTGACGCCTTTACCGGCACGGGGNGGACCGATGATCAGCAGGAANTTCTGGTAGTGGGTTTCCTTGGTGAGCAGCAGCCCCATGTACCGCTGGAGCAGCTCAATGTCGTCTTCCTCCAGCACTGAGGGAAGGAATTCATTCTCCCATACGGGGCATTCGGCTTCCAGATCGAACTCATAGGGCAGGCAGGAGGTACTGAACCAGTGTGGGGTGTGAGGTTGGATGGTGGGCATTGCGCCGCTAAGNCTCTCAATCTGCACGATACCATTAATTGCAGGGATGGTTACCAAGGCGGGTTTCTTGCCCTTACCGATCCAGCAGGGGGGCATGACGGTATCCCGTAGCATACAGATCGATTGCAGGCACTTAACCAGATCGAGGGCTTGTCTTGGTTTGGCGTTGGGGTATATAGCGTCAAGCCACTTCAGCGATAAGGCGATCAGTTCAATCTCTGGTATGAGGATGTATTTNTTGGTTTTCCAGAGGTAGAATTCCCCGCTCCACCACCGGAGGGTGAGGGTTCGGTCCTGGGATCGGCAATTCTGGTTGATAAAGTCACGGGCGAGATCCATCGGGCCTTTCTTGGGGGGCAGTTCGGGATCGACGGCACGGTCGACAAGGCGCTGAAACGCCTCGGCCCCATGCTTCACTAGATAGTCATCGAGTCCGACTTTGCCGTCGCCGTTGTCCTCGTTGGGTGGGATGCGTATGACCTTAACTGTCGCNCCCTTCAGGGTGAGTATTTCGGCGAGCCGGTGTTCGGCCATCAGGACCAGCGAGTTCTCGGCGGCGTCGGAGTCAAAGCAGATATAGACCTTATTGCCATCCCATTCAAACGATCGCAAGTCGGGGATCAGGTGTCGGGAGCCGTACTTCTTGCCTTCATCATCATGGGGGCGAGAGAGTTGCCAGCCCCAGACTCCGACGAGGCCGATGCAGGGGAACCCGTGTTGGGTGGCAGAGAGGGCTTTCTTTTCGCCTTCGGTGATAAACATGGTATCACCTTCAACATCAAACTCCGGTGGAAAGAACGCCCGATTGGTGGTTCCCCAACTGGCTTTTGAGAGCCGATCGCCCTTCAGGGNGACCGGTGACTCGTACTTGATCGGCTTATCGTCGCGAAAGCGTGGATTATCGAGTTTGATTCGGCTATACCCCTTATCGAAGGGGATGACCCATCCACTGCCCCATTGCATGTGTTTGGGTTGCCAACCGAGGATGGTCTTTATTTCTTCATTGTCGGCGGAGTAGATTCCTGAAGCGGCGATCGTTTC